CGTTATGGCTGCACGGGCAGAGAACATCGAGCAAGTTCCGTGCGTATTCGTGGATTACCTCACAGAAGCGCAGAAGAAAGCCTATATCCTCGCAGACAACCGTTTCGCACTCGATGCGGGCTGGGATGAGGAGATGCTGCGCGTTGAGATGGAAGCCCTGCAAGGCATGGACTTCGACATCTCACTCACAGGCTTCGACGAAGCCGAGATTGCCGATCTGTTTGCCGCAGACGATAACGAGGCGCAGGAAGATGATTTTGACGAAGATGCCGCCCTGCAGGCAGAGCCTTTCGTAAAAACCGGTGATTTGTGGCTTTTGGGCAAGCATCGTCTCCTTTGTGCAGACTCTACAAAACCCGAGGATGTAAAACTTCTCATGGATGGCAAAAAGGCGAATGTGTGCATTACCGACCCGCCGTATGCGTGTAACTACACAGGCGGCACAGGCATGAAAATCATGAACGACAACCTAAAGGGCGAGGAGTTCTATCAGTTCCTGCTCTCAGCATTCAAAAATGCCTATGAGAATCTTGCGGACGGGGCTGCCATTTACATTTTTCACTCGGATGCGGAAAAGGTCAATTTCTACAATGCTGTCGTTGCTGCCGGATTTCACTACTCAACGACCTGTATCTGGGTAAAGCAATCTCTTGTTCTGGGGCGTTTCGATTATCAAATGCGCCATGAGCCTGTCATCTATGCATTCAAGGACACCGTAAAGCACAAATTCTACGGGGACAGAAAGCAGACCACCGTTTGGGAATTCGACCGACCGAGCAAGTCGAAACTGCCCCCGACAACAAAACCGCTCCCACTCATCGCATACCCCATGAAGAACTCCTTGCTAGTCAATAGCATCGTCTTGGATTTGTTCGGCGGCAGCGGATCGACACTGATGGCAGCAGAGCAGATGGATCGCACGGCATATCTGATGGAACTTGATCCTGTTTACGCTTCGGCGATTGTGCGCCGTTTTGTGGCATATCGTGGAAATACAGAGGACGTGCATATCATCCGTGACGGGAAAACGCTGCCCTGCTCCGAGGTATATATCCCCACAGCAGAGGATCTCGGCATGAAGGATAGTGCGATAAACGACGTTCAAAAGGGGCGGAAGAAAGGAGGATGAGGGAACGTGTGCAATGTGAAATATACGTTTTCCGAGAACGGGAGCGTTGCCTATGGGCATCTTCCTGACGGTATCGTTTTTATGGTAGATACTGCATCTTTGGATAAGATCGCCGGCATCAGCTTTTATCGTAATTACCGTGATTTGACGGGGAAAATCCTTTATGTGATGGACAGACACAGAAAACAGCTGCATCGTCATCTGGTGGATGTCCCCAAGGGTTACGAAGTTGATCATATCAATCTGGACACGTTGGACAATCGCCTGTGCAATCTCAGAATTTGTACGCATCAACAGAATCAATGCAACCAACCACGGCAGAGGAACAACACGTCCGGGGTGACGGGTGTCAGCTTCTACAAACCTCGTGGGAAATATCGTGCGAGAATCAAGATTTGTCAGCATGATATACACCTTGGTTATTATCAAACATTTGAAGAAGCTGTTCAGGCGCGGAATGTGGGAATGGCTTGTATGTTCGGGGATTACGGACGGTATGACGAGGTGGAAGAAATCCCTCCGTGGATAGAAGAAGATGTCATCAACCGATGTAAACGGTTCGTGGATTTATCAATCTGCGAATCGTTTATTGATTTTGTGAAGAATGCGGCGTAATGCCGAAGGAGGCAGCACAATGAAAGTTTTTCTAAACGCAGGTCATGCCCCGGACGGGAATCCTGACCCCGGCGCGTGCGGGTATGGGCTGCGGGAATGCGACGTTGCAAAGAACGTCACAGACCTTGTGGCGGGTTATCTCGCTGCCGCAGGTGTTGAGGTGGTCGGCTGTCTGCAATCTGATAGCCTCCATGAAGTTGTCTCCGCTTCCAACCGTAGCGGTGCGGACGTATTCATCTCCATCCACTGCAACGCCTGTAACGGCGTTGCAAACGGAACGGAGGTCTGGCACTTCTACGGAAGCGGCGCAGGAGAGAAGCTGTCAAGCTGCATTCAGAACCAGATTGTGGATGCGCTTGGTACAACAGATCGCGGCGTGAAGGGTGCAAAGCCCGGTGTCAACGGGCTGTACGTTCTAAGCAACACGGATGCGATCGCCGTGCTTGTGGAGCTTGCGTTTATCGACCATGCGGGCGACGCGCAGCTTCTCAATACGCGACAGGATGAATTTGCGCGTGCAATTGCACGCGGGGTAACGGATTATGAAGGAGAGGAACAGTCATGAAACTGGAACACATCCAAAACGAACTGAAGAATCATGTCGGGGATTTCGTGCGGACGGAAGCAAAGGAAGCGACCGTCCTCTGGCTGCACGAGAAGGGGCTTCCCGCAGCGCGTGAAGTGTCGGCGGCGTACACGGCGGCACTGAAAGAGAGCGCGGAGAAGGAGACGGGATGGTGCAGATTCCGTGACCGCATCTTCCTGCCGCTTGTTATCGACGGGGCGATCTGGATGACAGGCAAGATGCTCGAACGCATGACGGTATCCTTGGCAGGGAAATGATGGGCATAAGATCTATTTGATGAGATAGAGTTGGTGTATACAACAGAATCCGCTTGCTAATTACTCCGACCAGAGGCATGTATGTAGTGACCAAAGTTCATAAAGGAGGAAATCACCATGAAGGTCAATTACAACATCCAGAAGGAAGAGCGCAAGGCGATGGTCGCGGTAGTCAGCAAGGTGCTCGACACGAAGCCTGCCTACTGCGGCGCACCGACATTTTCCTACAAAATCGGCGCATTCGAGATCATGAAGGACGGCAGCCTTTGGTTCGACGATGTCACCGACGAAGCGACGGTGGCGCGTGTGCGCACGGCACTGCGCGAGGAGGGCTTCATGTCCGAGGATTGGGAGGACGAGGCTTCCTGCGCGGCCACAGCGGCAGACGAGCCGAGCCGGACGGAAGAGGCAGTGGATACGCTGATTCAGACAGAAACGGCGGCAGAACCTGCTCCGACCGAGGAAGCGATTGCAGAACCCGACGAGGACAGCCTTTCGATCAGCCTCCCACGCAGCCTTTTCACCGAAATGGCACTGCAGAATCTGGACGCACTCCTTCTGAGCAAGGGGCGGCTCATCCGACACGCCTTCGACATCCGCGAGGCGACCTACACGCTCACCGATGACCGCATCACCTTTGCATGGCTGCACGGGACGATCACCGACGAGACGGCAAAGGCGTATGCCGAGTTCATCAGCAAGCTCTGCCTGATGGCGCGGACGCAGAAGCGCGTCACGGCAAAGGAGAAGATTGTGGACAACGAAAAGTACGCTTTCCGCTGCTTCCTCCTGCGCCTTGGCATGATCGGAAATGCCTACAAAGAGTCGCGCAAGATTCTTCTGCAGAACCTCACGGGCAGCAGCGCATTCAAGAGCGGACATCGGAAAGGAGATGAGCGTCATGCATTTTCCGAGTAGGGAGCAGATCACCGTGCTTCGAGAGCGGTACCCACGCGGGACGAAGGTGGAACTTCTCGGAATGAACGATCCGCAAGCCCCGCCGACGGGAACGATGGGGGAGATTCTGGGCATTGATGACGCGGGGCAGGTTCTCGTCCGATGGGCGACAGGATCGTCACTCAGCCTTATCCCCGGTGTGGACTCCTTCCGCATCGCAGAGAAAGGCGGTCAGTCATGAACGAGAAAATTGTTTCCCAGATCAGGGACATCCGCAACTCCGGGCGGGTGAATATGTTCGATGTTCCCGGTGTTCAGCGCATGGCGTTTAAGATGGGATTCTACGAACTGGTCTGCTTCATCGAGGAAGACCGTGCGGCGTATGTACGCTTTATCCTCACGGGCGAAGAGAGCATTTAACGGATTTTGCACAGCCTTTCGGGGCTGTGTTTCTCTCGAAAAATAAGTGTAGTTTATCCGAAATATGACTTGCTATATTCTGTGTTTAGAGGCATATATACACATGACGAAGGAAACAACCTACACAAAGGAGGAAACGAAAATGAAAAGCGTAGAAGCAAGATGGCCGAAGACCACCACGATGGAGCACCTCGATGAGATGCGGTTCGGGACAAGCGGCGCGATCCTTCGCTACGGCGAACAGATCCTTGTCGTCGGGATGGAGTGTTGGGGCTTCCACGCAGCCATCTACGAGATGGTCGAAACGCCGGAGGAGACGGGCTTCGCGGACATCGAATGCCGCCTGAACCTCGTCGAAACCGCCACGGAGCTTTTCGAGGACGGCGGTCACGCGATGGCTTGGTGCATGAAGCGCATCTAAGCCGCTCCAAGAGGAAAAACAACCCTTCGGGGCTGCTTCTCGTTTCTGTGTTTTGAGTCGCTGACGGCGGCTCTTTTTTGATGGGGATGATCGCTTGCGAAAACTGACGGACTACAAGCCGACAAAGTTCATGGCAGAGGACGCGCACTATGACAAAGCTGCTGCGGACTATGCTGTGGGCTTTATCGAGTGCCTGTGCCATACGAAGGGGACGTGGGCAGGAAAGCCCTTCGAGCTGATCGACTGGCAGGAGCGCATTATCCGAGACATTTTCGGAATTTTGAAGCCGAACGGGTATCGCCAGTTCAACACGGCGTATATCGAGATAGGGAAGAAGAACGGGAAGAGCGAACTCGCGGCCGCTGTCGCACTTCTCCTTTGCTGCGGCGATGGGGAGGAGCGAGCCGAGGTGTACGGCTGTGCCGCCGACCGTCAACAAGCGAGCATCGTATTCGAGGTCGCAGCAGATATGGTGCGGATGTGTCCCGCACTCGGCAAGCGAGTGAAGATCCTCGCCTCCCAGAAGCGGATGGTATATCTGCCGACGAACAGTTTCTATCAGGTGCTTTCGGCAGAGGCGTACTCAAAGCACGGCTTCAATATTCACGGCGTGGTATTCGATGAGCTGCATACACAGCCGAATCGCAAGCTCTTTGACGTTATGACGAAAGGCTCCGGCGATGCGCGTATGCAGCCGCTTTACTTCCTCATCACCACGGCAGGGACGGATACCCAGTCCATCTGCTACGAGACACACCAGAAAGCGAAGGACATTCTCGAAGGGAGAAAGATTGATTCGACCTTCTATCCCGTGATCTACGGAGCGAAGGAGGATGAGGACTGGACAGACCCGGAGGTATGGAAGCGGTCGAATCCGTCCCTCGGTATCACGGTCGGTATCGACAAGGTACAGGCGGCGTGCGATTCGGCACGGCAGAATCCCGCCGAGGAGAACAGTTTCCGACAGCTTCGATTGAATCAGTGGGTGAAGCAGTCTGTACGGTGGATGCCGATGGACAAATGGGATGCGTGCTCCATGCCTGTAGATGCCGAGTCATTGGAGGGGCGCGTCTGCTACGGCGGACTAGACCTTTCCTCCACGATGGATATTACGGCATTTGTGCTCGTGTTTCCTCCGATGGATGAAGATGACCCATTTGCCGTGCTTCCGTACTTCTGGATTCCCGAGGAGAATATCGACCTGCGTGTACGGCGCGACCATGTGCCGTACGATGTGTGGGAGAAGCAGGACTTTCTTATGACCACCGAGGGGAATGTGGTTCATTACGGATTTATCGAGGCGTTCATTGAGAAACTGGGCGAGAAGTACAACATCCGCGAGATTGCCTTCGACCGCTGGGGCGCAGTACAGATGGTGCAGAATCTAGAGGGGATGGGATTCACCGTTGTTCCGTTCGGGCAGGGCTTCAAGGATATGAGCCCGCCGACCAAGGAGCTAATGAAGCTGACATTGGAAAAGAAAATAGCGCACGGCGGGCATCCCGTCATGCGCTGGATGGCAGACAACATCTTCATTCGCGCCGATCCCGCAGGGAACATCAAGGCAGATAAGGAAAAATCCACCGAGAAGATCGACGGCGTGATTGCACTCATCATGGCACTCGACCGTGCGATTCGCTGTGGGAATGATACCTCCGCGTCTGTTTATGATGAGAGAGGGATTCTGTTGCTATGAATCAGTATTTATTCGAGCGATTCCAGTTTTGATAGCGTAATCTTGTCATACGCTCCGTTTTTCTTGTCCTCTGGATGGGGCTCCAATCCGATGATGGTAATATCTTTCTGTTCAGGCCCATACACCCAGTACATTCGCATGGCGCGACTGGTTCGATTCTCCAAATAAGACTGCCAGACCTTTCGTCCGTATCGTCTGGTTAAATCTGGGATTTCATGTGTATGGAGACTCGGATAGAACGGATTGCCAGAAAGAAGTTTTAAGGCTTTGCCCCATTTTTTATAGAGGTTGGCATCTGCTTTTGAAATACTTCCATCCATGCTCTCTCGGTGCAGACGCATCCACAGTTCAAGCATTTCAGGAATACCCATATGAATTGTAAAATCCATACTCAGAATCCAGAGAGGTCAATCGGTGCAGAAACTTTTCCTGCATTCAGATTGCGAATTGATTCATCCATCATCTGCAGAGTACGCTTTGATATTTCTGCCGGCCGTATCAACTCACGCGGCTCTAACAGAATAATGCCGTTATCATATTCCTGGACTTCATAATAATCATATTTTGCACCACGCAATGTCAGACGCTTCTTTGCATCCAAATGAGCTTGATAGCGACCTTTGATTACAGCTTGCATCATTTACCTCCATTCCGGGGAAGTGGGATTTCCCACGTTTGATATGCTCAGTATAAATCAAATTCGGATATTGTGCAAGACATGGGGCTTAAAACATCACAGTGGTCAAAAAATACAAATATGAAATGGAGGATTCTATGAACCTATTCACAAAACTCTTCCGTTCACGGGACAAGCCCACGAATCATCTCGGCGGCTTGTCCTTTTTGTTTGGGCAGACGGCGGCGGGCAAGGCGGTCAACGAACGTACTGCAATGCAGACGACGGCAGTCTACGCCTGTGTGCGCATCCTCGCCGAATCCATTGCAGGGCTGCCCCTTCACGTTTACGCATACAAAGGACAGGGTAAGGAGCGCGTGCCGGATCATCCGCTGTACTTTCTGCTCCACGATGCGCCGAATCCCGAGATGACCTCCTTTATATTTCGCGAAACCATGATGAGTCACCTTCTTTTGTGGGGAAATGCGTACGCACAAATTTTGCGGGATGGCAGAGGACGTGTTCTCGGACTTTATCCGCTCCTCCCGGACAAGATGGAAGTCAGCCGCGACAGCCGCACGGGTGAACTTTACTACACCTACACGAGAAGCACGGAGGAGAATCCGAATTTTGCGGACAAGGGGCAGATTCGTCTGCGGCGTGAGGATGTGCTGCATATTCCGGGGCTTGGATTCGACGGACTTGTGGGATATTCTCCTATCGCTATGGCAAAGAATGCCATCGGCATTGCGCTTGCCACAGAGGAATATGGTGCCGCCTTCTTCAAGAATGGGGCGCGTCCGGGCGGTGTTCTGGAACATCCGGGTGTCCTCAAAGACCCGTCGAAACTCCGTGAAAGCTGGCACGCCGTCTACGGCGGCACGATGAACACGGGCAGGATTGCTGTTCTTGAGGAGGGCGTAAAGTATCAGCAGATTGCCATACCGCCCGAGGAGGCGCAGTTCCTTGAGACGAGGAAGTTCCAGATTGACGAGATTGCACGGCTCTATCGTGTACCGCCGCATATGGTAGGAGACTTGGAGAAGTCCAGCTTCTCGAATATCGAGCAGCAGTCGCTTGAATTTGTAAAGTACACCTTGAATCCATGGGTCATGCGATGGGAGCAGTCGCTTCAAAAGGCATTGCTGACGGACAAGGAGCGGAAGGACTACTTCATCCGCTTCAACGTGGACGGTCTTCTCCGCGGGGACTACAAGAGCCGTATGGAGGGCTATGCCATCGGGCGACAGAACGGATGGCTCTCGGCGAACGACATCCGCAGTCTTGAGGACATGAATCCCATCGAAGCAGACGAGGGCGGCGATCTCTATCTCATCAACGGGAACATGACAAAACTGAGGGACGCAGGGCTGTTTGCCGGCAGTCAGAAGGGAGTAAGTGATGAAACGTAAATTTTGGAACTGGGTACGGAACGAGGGAGAGAAGCGAATCTTGCTTCTGGACGGTGAAATCTCAGACGAGACGTGGTGGGGCGATGAGATCACTCCCCAGATGTTCCGTTCTGAACTGAATGCCGCCGAGGGAGATATTGACCTCTGGATCAACTCTCCGGGAGGGGACTGCTATGCGGCGGCACAGATCTACAATATGCTGATGGAGTATAAGGGAAACGTCAATGTCAAGATTGATGGTATTGCCGCCTCTGCCGCATCCGTTGTTGCGATGGCAGGATCAACGGTTGAGATTTCTCCCTTGGGGATGTTGATGATCCACAATCCCATGACCGTCTCCATCGGAGACACACATGAGATGGAGCGGACGATTACCTTCCTTGCCGAGATCAAGGAGAGCATCATCAACGCCTACGAACTCAAGACGGGGCTGTCCCGTGCGAAGATTTCACGGCTGATGGATGCCGAGACGTGGATGAACGCAAAGAAAGCGGTGGAGCTTGGATTTGCGGATTCCGTTCTCTATGGGGACGCACAGCGTCCTATGACGGATGCGACAGACGGACTGATTTTCTCCCGTGCCGCTGTCACGAACTCCCTGCTCTCGAAATTCGGGCAGGGAACACACAATGTCGATGCAGAGCCGTTTAAGAAGCGGCTCTTTTCTATTTCACATTAACGGAGGGACAAGATCATGGATAAGATCATGGCAATGCGCGAGAAGCGTGCAGAAATGTGGGAACAGGCAAAGCAGTTCCTCGACGAACACGAGAAGGACGGCCGCCTCACAGCCGAGGATGCCAAGGCATACGAGCAGATGGAGAATGAGGTGCTCGCACTCGGAAAGGACATCGAGCGCATGGAGCGTCAGGCGATTCTCGATGCGCAGCTGGCAAAGCCAGTAACGGCGGCAATTACCAATCTGCCGGGCGCGGGATTTGCCGCTGAAAAGACGGGACGTGCAAGCGAGGCATATCGCGCCGCAATGCTGAAGGCTCTTCGCACGAACTTCCGGCAGGTGGAGAACGTCCTGCAGGAAGGTGTGGATGCAAACGGCGGCTATCTCGTACCCGAAGAGTACGATCAGCGTCTGATCGACGTTCTGGATGAAGAGAACGTCCTGCGTCCGCTTGCGACAGTGATTACCACGAGCGGCGAGCACAAGATCAATATCGCTGCCACAAAGCCTGCGGCATCGTGGATTGAGGAAGGCGCGCCGCTCACCTTCGGGGACGCGACCTTCGACCAGATTGTTCTCGACGCACACAAGCTCCACGTCGCGGTCAAGGTGACGGAGGAGCTTCTCTATGACAACGCCTTCAACCTAGAAAACTACCTCATTGAGCAGTTCGGCAAGGCACTGGGCAACGCAGAGGAGGATGCTTTCCTGAATGGCGATGGGACGCACAAGCCCAAGGGACTCCTTGCATCGGCAAAAACATCCGTTACCACGGCGGCGGCAGACCTCAAGGCAGACGAACTCGTGACGCTCGTCTACAGCCTCAAGCGTCCCTACCGCAAGAATGCGGCGTTCATCGTCAACGACCAGACGCTTGCAAGCATCCGAAAGCTCAAGGACGCGAACGGTGCGTATTTCTGGCAGCCGTCGTATCAGATGGGCGAACCCGATCGTCTGCTCGGCTACCCTGTCTATTCCTCGGCGTATATGCCTGCTATTGCAGCGGGCAAGACCGTCATTGCATTCGGAGACTACTCCTACTACAACATCGGGGATCGCGGCACGCGCTCTCTGCAGGAACTCAAGGAACTCTTCGCGGGCAACGGCATGATCGGCTACGTCATGAAGGAGCGCGTGGACGGCAAGCTCGTCCTCGAGGAAGCCGTGCAGACGCTCAAGATGAAGGGTTGATGTATGTTTGCGGAAAAGAGGGGAGGTGGTTCTATGCTTGTGCCGCTTGCAGCAGTCAAGCAGTATCTTAGGATTGACGGGGATGAGGAGGATGATCTCCTCATGCACTTTGCGGAAACGGCAGAACAAATTTGCACGGCACTTTTGCGCGTGAAGAAGCTGTCCAAGGTCGAAGATCAGGCAATTGTGCGCGTCGCAATCCTCTACGCCGTATCCTATCTTTACGAACACCGAGAGGAAGCCGACCACAGGGGGCTTGCGCTGACGCTGCGCTCGCTTCTCTTCGGTGTGCGGAAGGAGGTCTTTTAGGTGAGAGTGTCCATGAGCGAACTGCGTCACCGAATCACTATTCTGCGTCCCGTCACAGATACGGACGATGAGGGGAATATCCTCGTGCAAACAACACAAGAAGTCGGTAAAGCGTGGGCGCTTGTTCTTCCGTTTGCGACGAAAATCTCGGACGGCTATGCGGAGAAGGTGCAGGAGGTGGATTACCGCATCGTCATTCGTTATCGTGCGGATGTGCGCGTGACGGATCGTATTCGTTGGGAAGACAAAACGCTCACGCCGATTGCACCGCCGTATCCGCTTGGCGGGAAGAAGCGATGGCTTGTTCTGGAATGCAGGGAGTTGGTGGAAGATGGCTAGATACCGAGGATTCGTCTCTGCCGAGAAGATATTGTCCGAGCTTGGCGCAGAGGCGACGGCTGCGGCAAAGGAAGCCCTCGCGCACGGCGCAGACGATGTGGTCGCGGAGGCAAAGAACCGCTGTCCAGTCTATACGGGAACAGATAAGCGCGTGGTCAAAGGTGCGTTGCGGGACTCCATCCACAAACGTCTCCGCAGGAAGGACGGTTCTGTTTGGAGGATCGCGGCAGATGCGGAGTCTCAAGATGGCGTATTCTACGGCGTTCTTGTCGAGTTCAGCCCACGCATCAACAAGCCGTTTCTCTATCCCGCGCTTGATGCCAAGAAGGACGGGATCCGTTCTGCCATCGTCGATGCCGTGCGATCTGCCATTCGGAGGAGAGGGAAATGACTACGGCACGGATGGTGTATCAGGCACTTGTGCGCTCCAAGGACCTGACGCAGCTTCTCGCGCATGGAAAGAAGAGCATCTACCACGGGCGCAGCTCCGACGCAGGGACGTATCCGATTCTCGTCTATTCCGTCATTTCCGACGTTCCTGCGCTCTCGGCAGACGGTGCGGAACTGGAACGCCGAATCACGGTGCGTATCCATATTCTGACGAAGGACGGACGGTTTCGGGAAATCCATAAAGCCGTAAAAAGTGTGCTCCTGCCGCTCGGCTTTGTAAGGGCGCAGACGCAGGAGCTCGTTGAGAAAGATATATTCGTGGAAATTACAGATTACAGAACAGCAGTGGAGGGAGAATAAAATGCCGGGACCAACACCAACGGGAAAGCCCGCAGGGAATCTTACGAGCGGGCAGTTCATCAACATCCAGAAACTTCATATCGCCAAGATGCTCACCGATGTAGCAGGAGGGGCGGCAACCTACGAGGCTCCGATCCCGCTCGGGAAGCTCCTGCGCAAAGTGGACATCAAGCCACAGACGAATCAGGCGGAGCTTTTTGCCGACGGGCAGTCTGTGGATACGGCGTCGAATACCGCATCCTACGACCTCACGTTTGACACGGTTGCTTTGCCGCTTGAGTATGTTGCGTATCTCCTTGGACACAGTATCGAGAACGGCGTAATGAAGGCGGGCAAGGAAGATGTCGCTCCGTACTTCGCCGTCCTCTTTCAGTCGGATAAGCGCAACGGGAAGAAGCGTTTCACCAAATTCTACAAAGTCCAATTCACGGAACCCTCTGAGAGCGGCAACTCGAAGCAGGAGAGCATCCAGTTCGACACGCCGACGCTCACGGCAAAGGCGATCTACCGACTCTCGGACGGGCTGTCCTACGCCAAAGCAGACGAGGAGGCAGCGGGCTTTGCCGCAGAGACAGGCTCGAAGTGGTACGAGCAGGTCTGAGGGAGGACATGATGGATACACCGAAACTGCATATTGCGGGCAGGGAGATCACGCCGCATCCTCCGAAGATGAAGGTCTGGCGTGAGTTCCTTGCCTTTTTTGATGCCGACAAAGAAGGTCTGAGCCTTGAAGATTTTCTGGACGAGCACGTCCGACTGATCATTCTCGGCTTCGGACGCGAGGAAGTGACGAAGGAATCCGTGGAGGAGAATGTAGACGTTGCGGACATTGTTCCACTGACACGCGCACTCTTTCGATGGGTTCAGTCATTGACGTTTTCCAAATTGGTGAACCTCCCAAACGGAGAGACGGGGAAAGAGGCGTAGTTCTTTCTCCGTACCAGAATTTACTGCGCTATTACGAGCGGCTGCAGTCCGCTTACGGGTGGACGATGCACGAGGTTGATTCCCATGAGGTCGCTTTTTTGCTCGATCAGCTTGTGGTAACGGCACTGTGCGAACAGCAGCAATGTGAACGCTATATTGACGACGTGATGTAGGGAGGGGATAGGGTGGCAAAGCGCGGACAAAAGATTGATGAACTCTATCTCGACATCGGTCTCAACATCGCACAGCTGCAGCTGGACTTCGACACGGCGGGCAAGACCGTCTCCGACTCCATTGCACGACTCAACAGTAAGGCGAATAATATCCATCTGAAACTGGATGCTGACCTCGCGAAACTCGACGGTGTGGGGACGGAACTCGACAAGATCAAGGTGCGCCATCAGGCGATTAACCGAGAACTCGACATTCAGCGGCAAAAGGAACAGATTCTTGCCGCTGTTTTACAGTCTGCCAAGAAAAATGACGGCGTAGACAGTGCGTCCTATCGGCGTGCTGAAAGTAACCTGTTACGTCAGCAACGAACCGTCGCTCAGACCGAAGCCGAGGTGCGGAAACTGAATAACCGCCTCAAGGAGAGTGCGGTTCTCTCCGGCACGCTCGGCGGGCGTATCTCAGCGGGCATGACGGCGGCACAGGCGGGAGTCAGGAATCTCACGAGTGGATTCAACGTCCTCTCTGCAAAGATGGCTGCAGTTATGGCTGTTGCGGCAACAGGTGCAGGACTATTCAACATCACAAAGGATGCAATGCTTGCGGGTGAGAATGTCTATAAGCTCACACAGCGGCTTCATGTGTCCGCGAGTGAGGCGGCGACGCTCAATCGGGTGTTTCAGCTTGCGGATACGGACATCAAGAGTATCATTCCTCTGATTGCACGTCTTGACAAGCAGGTGGGATCTGCGGGTGAAAGCGGCAACGATACCGTCCGCGCCCTTTCACGTTTCGGGATTGCGCTCAAAGACCAGCAAGGGAATCTCCTGCCGCTGAACGAGCAGCTGGCGCAGCTTGCCAAGGGATACAAGACGGCAAGCGAAGCGGGAATGGAGGAAGCATATACCGCAGAAGTCCTCGGAGCGCGTGGTGCGGCACTCATCCCCATTCTCGAACAGTATGACGATCTGATGACGATTTCTTCTCGCGTCAAGACCACGGGGCTGCTCGACCCCGCACAGGCGCATGAGACCTATCTCAAATGGCGTGCGATGGAGATGGAAGCGGGGCAACTGAAGCTCGCCCTTGGTGCGGCTCTCCTTCCTGTCGCCGAGGAACTCATGCCCGAAATCAATGACGGCTTTGAGTCTTTCGTTGAAACGATTCGGGATAACAAGGACGAAATCAAGGACGCCATGCTCGGATGGGGCGAAGCACTCAAGACCGTCGCGGAGCTTGCGGGTTTTGTCGGGGAGCAGATTCACAAGGTCAATGAACACGCCGAGGCGAATGCGTGGCTCATGAAGAATCATCCTGTGGCTGCGCCCCTTATCCCGATTCCGTTTATCGGCGGCACCGTTCTCGATGCTCTCTACGGGGACGAATACAAGCAATACCAAGAACAGCAGAAACTTGCCAAAGAGAAAGCTGCGGCAGAGGAGAAGGCACGTGCCGAGGCGGAGAAGAATGCCAAGGCGCAGGAGCAGAATGCCAAAGCTGCGAAAATTCGTGCGGCGGCTGAGAAAGATGCCGCAAAGATGGTCAGTGAATCTGCAAAGGCGACCGCACAACTGACGGACAGCTTATATACACTGACGCATACGGACATCCAGAACAGCCTTCATGCTCTGGATCGTGAATCCTTCGATTTCTTTCAGAAGGGCGCAGATCCTCATCTCATCGACGAATACCGTCTGGCAAAGGAAGCAAAGATTTACGCCGACTTTCAGCGGGACGTTGTGGACAAGGCGAATGCGCTCTACAAGACCGATTTGCAAAACAAGCTGGATTCCATCGCCCGCGAAGCCGATGCCTTTCGTCAGAAGGGACTAGATGAAGTCCAAACGCAGGCGTGGGTCAGCGAGAGCAAGGCGCGTGTCATGGAGCAGTGGGAGCGAGATGTTGCCGCCAATATTGACTCCATCTGGAAAACCGAACTTGAGAACCGCCTTGCTGAGATTGAACGCGAGAAGGATGCGTGGGTGCAGAAGGGTCTGGACGAGGTCGAAGCGACGCGCTGGGCGGAGAAGCAGAAACTCGATGCCAAACGCAATGCCGCTCTGGAAGTCCTGCGCTCCCAGAAAGAGGAACTGCAGGTGTTCAAGAAGTCTGGGCAGTTCGGGCTGATGGAGTATCTTCGGAAAAAGAACAAGCTGACCGCAGAGGATCTGGGGCTGACACCGGAGCTTTTGCAGCAGTTCCAGTCCGGGCGTAAATGGGCGATGGAGAATCTCCTTCCGAATTTCGCTCCCGAGAAGCGTGAGGACAGTTCCCGCATTCGCGTCAACGGGCAGGAGTTCTCGTATGCACAGATGATGGCAGGGCTTGGACAACAGGCGCAGAGCATCCAAACTGCGGGGCAGAATGTTCTTTCCTCTCAAAATACTCCCCAGTACGCGCCATCCATGACGGACAACCGCCAAATTCACATACAGGTGAATATCGAGAACACCGTTACGGAGGATAACGAGGGAATGCGTATGCTTGCCGATCACGTCGCCGACCGCATTCGCCCCGCCGTTGAAAATGCCCTTGGAGGTGATTCCAATTCATATTCACATTGGTGAGGTCAGGACGCTGAGTGTCGAGAACTGGCAGATTATTCCCGACGACCGTCAGCAGCTTTTGGAAATTGTCGGCGGAGCGGTCGTGCAGGATTTCGGGCATATTGCAGAGGGCGACCGTATTTCCTGCTCCGTTGTTGTGACCGCCGCCGACTGGGAGAAAATCAAGGGCTACTGGGACAGCCGCACAATGGTGTCCGTGACCGATGAGGGCGGGAACATCCTGCCCTCCATGCGCGTCGTGGTGAAATCCTACGAGTATATGGCGCATTTCCCGAAGGTATACAAACTGTCTCTGGAATTTTGGAGGGTGTGACAATGGCAGAACTGCTGCATATCTATATGAACAATCCAACCGAGGGCGGCAAGGACGGGACGGAGGTTAGCTCCGGCACGGAACTTGCACCGATCTCCGTCCTGCTCGATGCGGGCAAGGGTGAGCAGAAAGCCGTCAAGTGCGCCGTGCGCTGCGAGAGCGGCTTCCACATTGACGGAGTATTGACGATCAAGTTTGTCGGCGATCATGCGGATAAGTGGAAAGCCGCGACGGATAACAAATACACTGCCGAGACCGCATTGGAGTCTGCCGAATGGAAGGATGTTATTTCGCTGCAGAACGTCCGCGACACGAATACCGTATTCTGGGTCAAGGCACTCAGTAGTGCAGATGAGCCGCCGCAACAGGATACGAGTGTGGACATTCAGGCAGAGGGACTCCTAGTCTCGAATTGAGGAGGTTTGTATGGCGTTCAAATACATCAATCCGGGCTATGCGGAGCTGCTTTCGGTTCGTGGCGGCACGACGGTAACAGGGGAGCAGTACAGTAAGACAGGCGTATCCTTCTGGCAGCCGACCAGTGACAAAGGGCTGACGATTTCAGAATTCCCTGCAGAGCTTTACGGGAAATTGGATCTGTACTTCAAAGCACCGGAGAATGCAGACCGTGCCAAACTTACCCTTGCAATCGGAGGCTACATCATCGTTAGTGCGGAAACGTCCTGGAGCAGGTGGCGCATGAAGGGAAACAACAATAACGATACCATTGCCGCGTCCGACAACATTCGCGTAAACGCCGTCAATACCTTGTGGTTTCATGTCAAACCTGGGCAAAACCATAACGGTATCTTTCGGGCGATCCTGAACGAACGTGAGGTTTGCAACAAACAAGAAGACTCCTTTTGGTACGACTACGGCTCCAGTGAAAAGACCATAACGGTCTACAGCAGAACCGAAGACATCCTTATCTCGAATCTCATCCTCTCGGATGAAGAGATCAGCCCACGGGAACAGGTCATCTTGCTGCCCATCCAATCGACACAAACGAATATGACCGGCTGTGGCGATGGAAGCTATGAGGCGACGGCGGCAGGGCAGGAGATCCTGCAAACGGTCGATACGGCATCTCTCATTGCGCAGTATGGAGCGGATTCGCGTGTGACGGGGATTTCTCTTCTTGGAAATCCTGCTTACCGTACGGCAGAGGGACTGTGTGCTCTGACGGCACTTGAAAAGATCGGGGGCACTGTCACCGAATTCGGCAGACATATCGCCGAGCAGAATCCGAATTCCACCGTTATGGACACGCGCACTGTCTCTATGACCGTTGCAGAACTCACGGGACGGCAGTTCGGATGGAGAGCGGGGACATGAGCATTAAGCTGAAACCCGGCATCTGCATCGCATGGCTGCCGATGGGACGTATTCACATAAAACCGATCATATACGCCACGGTGATTCCCGTATTCCGTCAGCCCGTGCAGGTCAGCGGAGATACGTCGCGCCGTCTCAACACATCCATCGCCATGCGTGCAGATACCCTGCGCGATATTCGGATCGTCAAGCAAATCACGGTAACGGGCGACACCGAGCGGCGCATTGGTCGCTGTGGTACGGTTCTCGTAGATACGAAACGAACTCTTGTCAAACAGTCATGCATCGTTGCAGACACGAAAATCGAGATTCCTCATACACTGACCTATGCAGAGTTCAAGGAGCGGGGGATTCGCTCGTTCTCCGTGACGATCGGCGAACTCAGTCTCTCGGATAACATTCAACTCGAAACGGTGAATCCGCTCCCCATCGGCGCGTGTGTAGAAGGGCGGGTGATGGATTATGCCTTCCGTTTTCTCGTGGAGGAAACGAGTCAGCGCGGCATCATGCAGTCCGTCAAGGGAACGTACAGTAAGGACACGCTCCTTTACACGCCCATCCATATCTACGTGGAGCGGGCAAAGGTATCACGCTATGCTGCCGAGATTGCGGCGGCACTTGGTTTGAAATTACACCGTCTGACCGATGATTTCACGCCATCGCAGAACTTCGAGGGGAGTGGAATGACGTATCATGACTTCATCTCCGCGCTCTTCGGCTGGACGGCGAAACTCCCGCAGCGACAGATCAACGTGTTCATTCGGGGAGATACGCTCCACATCATTCAGCGCGGTATGGAGGAATCCGTGGTCGATATTACGAACTGGCCGCACGCGCAGCCGACCATTGAGCGGAAACTCGTTCGTTCCGTCTGGCACGGCTCTCACAACGATTCAAACGGGGCGCACAACGAGGAGGATACTGCGCCTATCCCTTTCACCGGCACGATTTCATTCAAAGAGATCAGCCGCACTTACTCCAACGGTTTTCTCGTCCGTGAGACAAATGAGAACGGCTACAGTACCTATATCTACGATGGCGAATATCTTGCCGAAAAACGCACGCACAACGTGGATG